TTGATCTCCAATTTCGGCATAATATGAATAGATACCAGTGCCATAAAAGCCAATATCCAGTCTAGCTTCTGGTAAATTCCACCAAAAGTTTACTTCGTTATCATCCATGAGTGATAGTCGAGGTTTATTTCTGTCTAAAAATCCTTTTTCCAATAGTAGATTTAAAAACATTCTAGCTTCACCAAATGCTTGAATATCAACTGTTATCAAACCCAAGCAGCGATTAGCTTCTATCGAGTCTAGAGTTTTTAGAAGTTCGTCTATGATTGTCATTGTTTTATTTCCTTAGCAGATATCTGTAGTCCATAGCTGATAAAGGCACACCAAAGAGATTAGCCAAAATAGGCGTGTGAATTAATGATAATCCCCACTTCTCCATTTGCTGTTTAATCATGTGTTCTGGCATCAATAAGTAAGCTGCAAATTGATTCGCTTCTTCCGCTAAATGATCATCTGATGAACTTTTGCCATCTGTTAGTAAAATATCTCGGTCAATGTCTGCGTGCATGAGTGCATGCCCTAATTCACGTGCTAAAGTAAAAGCCATTTGCTGTGCTGGTCTAGTAGAGTTAATCAGGATTTTCTTTTCTTTCCTGTAAAAAGCACCTTCTATTTCATATTCTTTGCTGTTTTTCTCTGATTGAAAATACTCTACTTGAAAGCCCTCTTTTTCACAAATCATAAAAATATCAACAATAGGCTCCTGTATATTGTATTTATCGAGTAAATTCAAGGTAATAGTTTCAATTGTCATTTGTTTTTTCTCCTGTTTGTTTTTTTATTTCTTTTTTGATTTGATATTGAAGTTCTTTTATTTCTAGTAGTTCCTCGGGGTAGCCAGCTTGGCGATAGTGATGCCTTCTCACTACCTCATTTGCTTTTTCAGGATTGGCTTCTCTCCATTTTTTTTGAAACCCTTTTACCTTCTCAGGATTAGCTTTGTGCCATTTACGGCTTTTCTCTTTTGCTTTTTCAGGATTGGCTTTTTGCCATTTAGAACATATCTCTTTCACTTTCTCTGGATTAGATTCTCTCCATTTGCGGTATGTCTCTTTTATTTTTTCAGAATTAACTTCTCTCCACTTGCGATTCATCTCTTTTATTTTTTCGGAATTGTTTTTTTTCCACATTTTGGTTGAACATTTTTTTGAACAGCATTTGCTATCGCTGCGTTTTACCTCAAACTCAGTGCCGCAATGTTCACATTTTTTAATTATTTTGGACATCCTGATTCTCCAATGCTTTTTTTAGAGCTGCCTCTGTCGATGGAAAACTCTTAGGTTTTTCTCCCTTAGCTTCCAAAAAAGTATTTAATCCTACTGATTGAAGACCTGCAAATTTAGCTGCCTCAAATTCTAATTTAGCGGTGGATATAATCCCGTTAGCAAGCTTACTAATCGCATTGCCTACATCAGGCTTAATGCTTTTGTTTTTTACGCCTTGTAGTGTCTCCCATAAGACATTTTTGATTGATTCTGCTGTTACTTTGTCGTTTTCCATTGTTTTTTTCTCCTGTTTGTTTTAAAAATAAAGGTGCGATACCCGCTATTTCAGGTCATCGTACCTTTATTTTTTTCTCTTTTAAATTCATCCACTGTCCAGCTAATCGGTACATCCTTGGGCTTGCTTAATTCGATTGGTTTAATCATTCCAGTTTTAGCTAAATAATTAAGATAATTCGCATAACCTACATTCCTGCAACCCATCCAGAGCTTGTAAGGTTTTCCTGATTCCATTATTTTTTTTTGTTCTTCGTTCATTTAACCCTCTTCCTGCTTGTGCCTTCTGCGAATCTCATCTAAATACTCTAGTAGTTTAGGTCTCCATTCGCTTTTCTTGTTTGCTATGTAATTTCTGATATGCTTTCCTAACTGTTCTTGTATCTGCTCTTCTGTTAATTCAGGATTAGCAAGTTTAAAAGCCCCTATCTTAAGTATTAAGTCTTTATACAAGGGATTATTAGTAACTGGCGGCAATGCAGTTGTAGCAAGTGAATTATCTAATCTTATTTTTTTCTCTTCCATTTAAAACAATTCTCCTAATGCTTGAAAGCCTACTGGATTAACTGGTTTATCGGCTATTAACGGCTTGTATGGATATGCTGCATCCATTTCTTTTTTCTGTTCCTCTTTGCAGCGTTGGGCGTAATCCTCGGCTTGGTGATAGTACTTTGCGTTTTCTTCCTCTTCGGTTAAAAGAGCTGGTAAATCTTTTAAATTCTCATAGTGAGGAGTTGCCACGGCTTTAGTTTTTGTGCCATGTAAAGAGTTCATATAAGCTAAAGTCTCTTCGTTCTTTTTCCTGATGATCTCCTCACGCCTTGAGACTGTAGAATCCTTGATAATTAACCATTTAGCTATGGCTTTATCACTAAACATGTTAGGCATAGAGAGAGGTACATTATTCTCCTGCAAGAATTTATCATTGCAAGCACATTTGTAAAAGTGCTTCATTTTCTCTAAGCCGTGCTTTTTTAGTTGAGCTTTTAAGAATTGAACATCCTTAACACCTAATTTATAAGCCTTCCAGCCCTGCGTCTTGGGCTGTTCTATTATCCAAGCCCATAATTCATTAAAAGTTGTATTTAATTCAGATCTAGCAGGATCTTCGGTCTTTTCTTTTTTAACTACTGGTTTTAATTCCCTCGAATTCGAGGGAATTAGAATCATTCTCTTAAAGAAGTAATTCCATGATTCGTCTTCGTCTTTTAGTTGATTCAATTGCTCGAATATTTCAGTTTTAATTTTAATTTGTGTAGTTTCTTGCATAATTTTCATTATACCAACAAGGTGGCAGAATTGCACCCATTTTTATTTAATTATATTTATTTATTTGTAATTCCTGAATCCTCGCTCTAGGCTTATGTATCGAACCATCAAGGATTACTTGACAGTTCATCACCCCTGATATTATTTTAATTAAAGATAGATTTAATAAATTCATAATTATTCTATATTCCTTGACTTGATGATGGTTTTAAGCTTTTACTTACTTTTATAAGTTATTGATTATTTTTAAAAAATATGCTACAAAGTAACTATTTAATATTTATCTTATTTAATTTGACTGTTGATTACTCAGTCCGTAGACCCGTAAACCGTAAGATTTTAAGTAAAAAGATGAATAAGAGTTTTTCGAGAATATTTTTTTAAAAAAAACTTTATTCCAAAATTAAAATTTTGGCTGTTGTCATTTGATTTCTCTCTGTTTTCTCCCTTCGATGGTATTCTCAATCGAAACAGCTAATGCCCCTTGAATGTAAAAATGTATCTCATCATCATAAGCTAAACCATCAACATTATCGAATCTTAGACAGATAGTGTCTCCTTGATCTATTACATCATCTGAATCTATTTCGTTGATGATTTTCCTTAAAGTTGTGGTTAAAATTTCGTCTCTAAATAAATGTTTATTGATTGTCATTTTTCTTTTCTCCTTTTTTAATTTCTCTCCTTGTCATTAACCGAAATATCTAATTCAATGCCATAGTTTTTTAATTCATCTAAATTCTCATGCAGCATGTCGAGTGTGTAACCCAACATTGAAGACGGAACATACTCAGCTAACACATATATTTTATTTAATCTATACTTTGCCTTAAACTCAACAGGACTTGATAAATTCATAAACTCGAATTTCTCATTTAATTTTTTTGTTATTTCTCTTACTGACATTTTTTCTTTTTTCCTTGTACTGGTGATAACCAGTTCCAGCATATGCCATTGGATATGCTAGAAGCGGTTAGCTGATGATAGTTCTAATCTAAATACCGTTCACAATCGAAATTATATTTTTGATTAGAACATGTAATCGATATGAATAATTTAGATTCATTAATTCCACGAATAAATAAATCAACTGATTCAGAATCAATTAACCCATCTCCATTTTGATTTTGAATCAAAATAAATTTATAATCACAGTAAAATTCATAATCATCTTGATTATTAAGCGATAAATAATAATCAGATCTTGACTTAAGAGTTTGCAAAATACTCTTAAGTGCTAACGTCTCAGTCTCATTTAATTTTAATTGAGGATTAAGCAAGCTAGATACTTCACCAGCTACCAAGTAACTAAGATCAGTTAATGTTTTTGCTTCTAATGTTTTATTGTTGATTTTAATTTTCATTTTTCTTTTTCCCTTTTTTTCTGATGATAGTTTTAATTAGCAATAGTTATCACTGATCTAATTTGTGGTCTGCCTTTAATTCCATGGGAAACGATGAAAGACTTGTCAAAAGCTCTCTTAACGGTATTAGCTGATCTGAAAGCTACTCTTGCCTGCTCTATTGTTATTTCAATAGGCTTTTCGATACCTAAACCGAAATATTGCTGTGTTATTTTCATTTTTCTTTTCTCCTAGCAGTTTTAAGACATGCTTAGGTCTCTCTATTACTAATTAATTAAATGCTGCTTCAAGATCAGCCTTTGAAGCTTTAGCAGCTTGCTCAGCAACTTCTAAGCTCCCATAAGAGCCTAAAAATTCTACTAATTTTATAGACTTTTCAGTCCATAAAAAGTTACTAAGCTTTTTCGCTGGATTAAAACCACTAAATACCGATAAAACTTTTACGACGGAATTTTCTGTTAGTTCTCTGTCAGGACTGATGAATATAGTTCCATTTTTAGTAGTGAATAAGTTTAATTTTTCCATTTGATTTCCTCCGATTGATCGATTAGCTCTCGCTTAATCCCTATATACCCTATAGTACCATGTCATAACTAAGAATGCAATAAGATTTTGATTTATTTTTGAAATGTTTTTTCAATTAAATAACCTATAAACCCTCAAATACAGTGCTAGACTAGCTTTCAAGAGATTATATAGTTGTGGTATGATGTATTAAATATATTTAATTTATAGCTTTTCTTGGAATTTTGCTTTCTCGATTTTTGTTAGATTCTCAGCGATACTCTTTATTTTGTAGTTTTTGGCTTTCAATAAGTTTAGTTCTGCTTTGCCACTGTTTAATTCTTCTAACTGTTTGATTAAATCCATCTTGGATTCAATTAGTTTTTTGTTATCAGCTCTCAATGTCGCAACTGTCTTTTCTAATCTTGCTACAGAAGACTTAAGTATTTTTACTTGGGTTTCTAAATCTTGCATTTGTTATGTATTCTAACTGATTGTTTAATCCTCGTCACCTAGTAAAGATTGTAATCACAAAGTAATTACAATAATCAGATTAACCCTATATTCCACTATAGAGTCAAAATAATACAGAGTTATCTTGATTAAAGTGCTGATTGTAGAGCCATTATAGCGTTTGATTCAGATAACACGCAAAAAAGCACACAAACTACTGCGAAATATCAACATGAAATATCACTCGGTTTTAAATGCTTTACAACCAACGATTCAAAAAGCTATGAGTATTCATTGGGATTAGGGTAAATTCATTGCACCAGTAAGCGTATAACTACCTTAGCGTTACAGTTCTGGAGTTATTTCAAAATTCCCAGCTTCCTATTCGCCCCAACAAAAGATAGCCGATAAAAAATGATAAGAGATAGCCGATTAAAAACATGACAATAGACAGCCGATAATGAGCTAGTTAATAGAAAAATAGCCAATTGCTTTAGACGGGGTTGGGGGGGTTTTATTTCCACATTCATTACCATCTTTAATCCCCACATACCAGAATTTCAAAATTTCAAAATCAAAGACCTTAACCAAGCGATCAATCAAAAGCATCACAAAACCCCTTAAATTTCGTCAAGGTTAAACAAAAACCACATTAAAGCTACAATTATCCTAAAATAAAAAACAAATCAATTTAAAGCGATTTAAGCGAGCAATAACTAAACACATAGAAATCTACGTGATTAAACCGAAAGAGGGTATTATAGTGTTATGGAAATAAGAGAAGAAAGAATTTATGAAGTATTTGACCCTATAGGGTATCACATGAAGGAAGCTATGAGGCAGGCTGAGGAATTTTTGAAATCGCAGGGGGTGACTGAGGAAAATGCTCACGAATGGGAAAAGCAATTTACGTGTGAAAGTAATTTGGGTACGGATAGAAACACGGGTGCTTATACGATAACCCTTACTGTAAACCGAAAGACTAGAGTATTCAACGCAGGCTAGCGAGAGCTAGGGGTATAAAGTTCCGCCGAGCGGTGGTATATTGTAATTATGGGAAATGAGAAGAAAGTATCGGAAATTAAGTTTTATGATGAATATGCAGAGGTGGTTGATTACCCTGATATTGCTGAATTAAGGGAGACGACGGCTTCTAGTTTATCAAAGCACATAAAATTAGCGACAAGGAAGTATTGCCTTTACAAATTGGTTAGTCTTGGTGAGGATCGGAATATTATTTATGACATTAATGCTAAGGAATTACATCAAGTGTTTGGTGTTGGTTATCATTCTTTGAGTTTAGAGCCTGAATATTTAAAGTTTATTGAGTGGATGATAGAAAACGCTCCAATAATTGGAGTTGAGGATAAGTGTTATCGAACAAAGATGGGTTATCTACTGCCCTTGTCTCATAAGATTAAACATTTAAGTCCTGAGATGAAGGCGATTATTGCTTATATTCAGGGCGAGGATGATAATAATTTTGTTATATGCACGGATGAGGTTTTATATTGTGCTGGATATGAGGGATTTTGGTTTAGTTTGTGGATGAAGTTTAAAAAGCGTACTGGGTTTTATAGTAAGTTTATTGATGATTTGTTTAGGAATAAGCGTTTAGATATAGCTTGTGGGGTTGTTGAGTCAAGAAGATGAGCGAATCTAAGGATTTTTTCAAGAAAAAAGATTTCAGCATTCAGGCTGAGAGGTTGGAGTTATATGAAGGTTTAAAGCGTTTAGAGGATGCTGCTGAGGAATTAGACCCAGTAAATGCTGCTAAGGTTTTGTTAGATGCTAAGGGTTCAAGGATAAAGTTATTGAATGATATGCAGAATTCGATTTATGCAGAGGAAAAGATTGAGATTGCTATAGAGGCTACTCGTAAGCAGGCAGATAATAGCAATGTTAAGTTTTTCATTCCGACGTTTAGAGAGATTAAGGATGAGCATGGCAGGATACGTTTAGTTCCGACTAAGGCGAATACTGAGGAGATGAAGTTAATTGAGTGATGAACTTTCTAAAGTTAGTAATTGGCGTGAGATTGCAGAAGATAAGAATCACCCTTTGCATTATCAGAATGTTTATGATGCGAGCGAGTATGTAGCTCCTGTTGAGACGTTTGATAGCAAGGTAACTGCTGAGGAATGCAATGAGATTTTAGGTAATCTTTGGGGGAAGTTTGAGCCAACGTTTTATCAGTTTGAGTGGTTTAAGTTTTTTAATCAGCGTGATGATAAAGGGCGGTTAAAGAGGCATTTAGATGGGATTGCTATAGTTCATAGGCGTGCGGGGAAGAGTACGGCTATCCCATTATGTATTGCGTTGCCTCGAATGTTAGAGGATAGGGGTTTATATATTCATGCTTTCCCGAGTTTAACGCAAGCAAGGGCGGCGATATGGAATGGTTTAGGTAGGGTTACACGTGATCCTGATGAGCAAGCGATACCTTACTTGGAGTTATTCCCTAAAAAGCTTTGGAAGCGTAAAGATAACCATGCGATGACTTTAGAGTTAGTTAATGGTTCAGTTTATCGTTTAGTTGGGGTAGTTGGTGCAGATGGAACGGCTAACCATTTAAGGGGTTTAAATCCGATTGGGGTTATATGCGATGAGTACCCTGAATGGCGAAGTGGGGTTTTTGAAGAGATTTTTTCTCCAATTCTTGCACAGAATGGAGGGTTTAGTTTTAAGGTTGGCACTCCTAAGGGTGAAAATCATGCACACAGGGATTATATGTATAACCTTGAGCATGAATCGGATAAGAAGCGTGCTTGGTTATATGGGATTGAGGATACTTACTACAACGATGGCGACCCAGTAATTACTAAAGAGTATGTTGATGAATTAATCGCTAAAGGCATGGACCCTGAAATTGCGATGCAAGAATTTTATTGTTCTTTCAAGGCAAGTGCTAGCGGTTCTTACTTTAAACATCAAATGCACGCTATAGATGAAGAGGGCAGGATAACGCATGTACCGCATAATTCAAATTTGCAGACTTTTGCAAGTTTAGATTTAGCGGAGGGGGAAGATTTGATGACTGCTGTAATACATCAACATCCTGATAAGAACACGATACATATTGTTGATAATTTTGTTTCTAAAGATATGGCAAGTGGGCAGTTTACGGACATGATACGCAATAAATATACAATTGATGTATGGTTTTTGCCGTGGGATGCAACAAAACGCCAAGATAAAATGGATAAATTGCAATCAAGGGCGGAAACGTTAAGGAAACAAAAGGGCTTAAAGATTGTTATTATCCCGAAAACAAATGATTTAGCGGGGAATATTGAATGGGTACAAGAAGTTTTAGCTTATTGTTTTTTTGATAAGGAAAGATGCCGCAGATTAATTAATGATTTGCGGAATTATAAGCGAAAGAAAAATGCAGAGGGAGTTTTTACTAAAGTTCCAGTGCATGATAAGCATTCGCATAATGCAGATGCGGTTCGCTGTATGGCAAGTGCTTATAAAACAGATGTAATTCCTGTTCATTCTTTACAGAGGCATAAAAAAATGATTGAGTTACCAAGCTTTGCAAAGTATAAACGTGGTGTAAAATAAGAGCATGGTGTCAGGTGGCGTTCCAAAAGAATTAAGCGAAGAAGAAACGGCAGCTTATGCCTTGCGTAAAGCTAATAAGCAGGCTTTAAAGCAGCTTTCTTTATTGGCAGAAAGAAAAACGATAAGCGATTTTGATACAAATATTCCATTAACGCCGCTTGAACAAGCGAAGCAAGATGAAATTAATAAATTTGGTGGGGGGTTAATCCTGCCTAAGGGTAAAAAGAATGAACGAAAAATTATTTAAAGCTTTTAGC